AGCACCCACAACTGGATCGTGTTCTTTAAACACTTTATCCTTAAACGGATGATATAAACTTAATAATTTTTGTAAGCAAATATCTTCTTTTTTTACAACAATTTTACCATCTCTCATAACAATTCTGCCCAAAGTAACTGGACCGTTTTGCTCATCTACAAATGGAGACTGCTGGTTTGTTGCATAGCGCAATTCTCTTTGGTAACCTTTTTCTGGATCAAACCATAATAAAGGTTTGCGTTGACTATGCTTAGACGGTAATGTATACACTAATGGCGATTTGCCTGTTATTAGATAATACATTCTATCTTTGTATTCCCAATCGGGTTTTTGTTTTTTTGTTGCTTTTTTTACAACGGGCTGAGGCGCAACCTCAACAACTTCTTCTGCTGTAGCTTTTTTAGCCATGATATAATAAAATTAAAAAATTAAAAACATAAGGCAAACCCCGGCATTACACCGGGGCGTCCTTACTTATAAAACTTATGCTGGAGCTAAATCTTTAAATAAGATAAAGTTGTTAGCACCTTGCACACACAAACATCTTTCAGAAAGGAAGTGTACATTCATTGCATCTTCGTCAGAAGTATAATTTCCTCCAACAGATCCAGTGATCCAAGACTTCATTTTTCTATCGTCAGCTTGTGAAGCGCGATAACGAATATGAAGGAATGGACGTGAAATGTTCTTACCTAGTGTTTGATCATATACAGTTGAAGTACCAGCTGGAACTAAAACACCTTGAACGTCAGCGACTAAGCCGCGAGTTGTAGCGTCGTTTAAGTATTTCCAGTCAGTCTTATAGAAGTCATAAGAGCCTCTGCGGAATCCTGAGAATCCTAGATTAAGCGCCATGTCTTCGCTGTTTTCAAATACACCGTAAGAGGTACCACCTGTTCCATAAGAATTTTGAGCAGCTAGCATATTGTCGATACCTAGTGAAGTACCACGATCTAAGAAGAGCATGTTTTCTTCAATAGCACCTTGCTTGTCAAGTTCTTGTAGAATTTGGTCAAAATCATCAAGACCTGCAGCTGCGCCAAAATCAGCGTCAGTATATACAAGGCCTCTAGATTCAAGAGCAGCAAAAAGACCGTCAGAACCAGTAAGCTCAGTACCCCCACCAAAGTTGTTTGATGTGTCAGGAGTAATTGGGCGAAGTGCAGTACCTGCAGCGTTCAACGATTTTTCAGCTTCGATCATAGACATTTCAAGTTGATCCTCAAAACGAATACGAGCTTCGTGCTCAGATTTTAAATACCATAGGTACCCAGAAGTTCCAGCTTCAGTAGTTACTTCAACCCATCCAATTTGCGCAGTGTCAGATCCGCTTACAGCGTATTTGTCACGTAGAATAATTGGCTTGTTGCTAAACTGCTCAAAAGAAGCGTCAATAGAAGTTCCAGCGTTAGATGTACCTTTTCCATATTCAGAACCATATACAAATACTTTAACGTTGCCGTCTCCAACAATATTAGTAGTACCAGTACCAGCTCCGTAACATTCAAAAGTAATATCTTTTGCACCGTTACCTCCAGAGTTATCCTCTACCTTTTTTACGTATGCTTTGTCAACAGTAAATCCGTCAGCACTTGCAATAACGATAGTGGCTCCAGGTCCGATTAGGTTTTTAGAAGTGTTATCAGCATTTCCAGGAATAGTCAATACGCTTGAAGGCGCTCCAGCAATTGTAGCGTCGTCATATGCGATATGTAGTCTTCCTTGCTCTGACCATACTACTTGATCAGAAGCCATTGGCATTTCTGCTCCAACCATACGAAGAAATCCAGAGATTGTACGGTTTCCGTAACGCTCTACTTCTTTTTCGTATACTTCAGGCAAAAACTGCTGAGTAAAGTCCATTGCGTCTAATGATAAATAGTTATCATTAAACAAAGTTTGGGTTGGTCGCGGTGTTAGATGTGCTAACGCCTGCGGACTACCCGTAAATGATCCATTTGCGGCCATAATTTTGTTTTTTAATTAGTTACCTTTTTGATTTAATCTTTAATCTTGAGGTTGCGGAATCGCCAGGCACAGCTCGTACTGTCCAGCCATTTGAAGTCTTGACGTTTTCATGAGTCCCTCTCGGATCCATATCAATATTCTTGGCTTTTTGCACGCTATCTTTCATTGCGTCGGCTTTGCCTTGCTCATAAAAGTGATTTATAACTGCGTCTGCATTCATAGCTGTAAATAAAGAACGGTGATACCCCGCCGCGTCTGACATTTCATTATTTTCATTTAAGAACTTCTTAACAAAATTATTAATGTCACTTTGGGTTGTTCTAACTTCATCTATATTGTTAACGTTAAACCTATACTTTTTGTCACCTACATTAAAATCAAAACCTTTGAAATTAGTAGAAAACAACTTATCTGTCTTGCTATTAAATATAGACTTCTGGTTTTCAGCTACTTTTTGCGCTTCCTCGTTTTCTTTTTTATAGCGATTGAAAAACTCTACCGCTTTTTGTTGATCTGGGTTTAATCTAGATCCAGATTTAATTTCTTCGTAATATTGAGACTTTAAGCTTTCTAAATGTTTTTTAGCTTTGGCAGCCTCTTCTTTAAAAGCAATTTTTGCTTTTCTTATATCTTTTGGTTCGTCTAATTCTTCGTCATACGAAAAGTCCTCCATTAACAATGCTATATCTTCTGCATCTAAATGAGGCTTTGTTGTTTCGTAATACTCTTTAATTAGCTGTGTATCGTTTAATTCAGAATAATCAGTATTTAATCTTACGTAGTCTTGAAGACTTCCGCCAGTTTCATTCATAAAGTCAACAACTTTTTGAATATTTTCAGGCAAAGGCTCCGCGGTGTCTTGCGATTCTTGAACAGCTTCTTCAACTTGCTCTTGCAAGTCTTCAGCTTGCTCCACCACTTCTTCCTCTGTAATTTCTTGTAATACTACTTTTTCTTCTTCGGTTTCCCGTACTTCTTCAACCACTTCTTGGCTGTCGCTCGTGTTTTCGGGTTCTCCGACAACAGCATCGCTGTCATCTGCGCTTTGCTCTTGAACGGCATCTTCTTCTGGTTTATTTAGTTCTGCCAAATTTACTTTAACCATACCATCTTCATAAGATACAGGCGATGGCTCAGCTGGCGTTTCTTGCGGTTGAACTTCTTCAACTGCTTGTTCTTCGGTTGCTGTATCAACAACCTCTTGTTCTAATTCTTGTGACATGATAAAATATTATATAATTATTTACTATTATTATTACTTAGGCTCGAAAGAACCTAAGCTAAAATCCCCGCTAAGTATATCATTTCCCGAGGATTCAAAGTCTGTTGGAGGAGTATTGTTTTTTCTCTGCTCAATTAACTGACTTTGCTGTGATGCTTGAATCTTAGTTCTTTCGTCTTTTCTATCTTCTTTAGCCTGCATATCATTTTGTTTTCCTGCGGCATCTAAGTTTCTAAGCTGTATGTTATATTGAAACTCCAGACCCATTAACTCTTTTTTAAGTTGGGCCTCTTGTTGAAGTTTCATTGTATCTAAATTTGCTTTTTCTTTTTCTAAAGCAATTTTTTGTTGTGTAATCGCTTGTTGCTTTTGTACCTCTGCTTGGGCGGCAACTTGTTGCGATTGTGCATTTGCATCAGCTTGAGCTTTAATATTCTCTTGCTGCATTTGCTGGTCTTTCTTTAATTTAGCTTCTCGTCTAACTTTTAATAATTGATTAGCTAATTTTATATTTTTAATTTCTCGTAAATCAATAGCATCAGATAAATCTATTAATCCACCTTGAACAGCAACCTGTATGTTATTTTCAAGTATAGCTTTTTCTTCTTCATCTGGTTGAAGGTCTATAAATATACCAAAATCATATAAATACAAATCTCCCATTTCATCAAGAACACTTACATTTTGATTACCTATTTTGTGTATAAACGCTTCTCTTGTTGGCGAGTATTCTAATATATCTGATATTCTTAATGACAGCCCTTCGCACAAATCTGCAGTTAAAAACAAACTTGATTGCAATATGTGGCGAGTTGCTGTATTGCTGTTTGCAGCCGCAAGTTTTTGAACGCCAACTAAGGCTCTTGCATCAGGCGTTGATCCGTCGCGAGCTTCATTTAATCCCGTCACATCACGAATCATTTGCAAATAATAGTTGTAAGTATTTATTAATGCGCCCAGCTTATTACCGCCAGAGCCGCTTGTTATTTCCTGAATAGGCACTTTGCCCGGATTCATATCGCCTTCTTGCGTAAATGATCGTCCAATTACAGAACCAGTTTGGAAAAACATGTTTAGCGCTTCTTGCGGATTATAATTTGTTCCATTCCCCAAATCAATTTCA